ATTTAGGAATATATTTATATAATATTAATTTAAGAAGATATAAATATAATTATATATACAATATATATTATGGAAAAAGAGAAGCAATCGCTCGTAAAAGAACTGGGAGAAAGCACGGCAAAATCTTACGCTGGGTCGTATGAAAGACTGAGAAAGATATTGGAATTAAAAGACAAACGAAAACCCATAAAAAAAGTATCCCTTGATGTTGTTTTAGAAGCAATTGAGAAAGTGGATAATCCATCTACCGCATACAGCGTATTTGTAATCGCCAAAAAACTATTTTCTTACGGAGATAATAAAGAAAAGTTTGATGCGTTGGATAAAAATATTAAACAAAGAAAACGGGAAATACAAGTTAATAAAAATAAAAACCTCTCGCAATCTCTTCCAAGTTATAAAGAGATTGGGGCAGCAGTCAAAAAGGAAACTGAACCTCGCAAATATATTACCAGTTTCATAATGTTTAAAATTAATACAAGGAATCAAGATGTCGCTCTTGCCGACCTCCACGCAAAACCGAAAAACCAATATGACGAGAAGAGAAACCATCTTATTCTTGACGGCAATAAAGTTATATTTATTCGTAACGTTTATAAGACTGCGAAGAAATACGGGCAGAAGAAAAACATTATTGCTGTGAAAAAATTTGCCGACTCTGTGAGAGAATTGCTCGGTGACGCTGATACAAAACCATTATTCTCTCGCAAGAATGGAGAGCATATCAGTCAAGCATCTATCGCCTCATATTTAAAAAGATATGTTGTGATGGGACTAAACGAGGGGCAAATTATTAAAGCGGTTTTAAAATATGCTGACGAAGAAGGGTCTTATGATATGCTGCGAAAAATTAGTGCTAATCGTGGAACGGGTGTAAATGTTCTTTTACAAGAATACGATGTTTCAAATATTAAAGAACCGAGCGAAGTTATTTCACAGAAGCAAGAAGTTAAACAAAACGTGGAGGTTGAATAAATCTACGATAGTCTGCTAAATGGTAAGAATTAAATATTATCTTTTGATTCATCGGCACTTCCACGCAGTCAAATAATGCTTTTGGTGTCTTGTATTTCTTTTTTTTTAAAACTAAATCATTATAATTTAATATTGGTATGCGTTTTAATATCTCCTGTTTTGAACTGAATAATCCAGCATATCCAATTCGGGTTCTCTCATAATTACTATACATCACAATAATAAATAATTTATTTACCATTTATATATGCTAAATAAAATATTTATTGACTATACAAACATCATACTCGGGGCGGCAGGTGTCGGGGACGGCGACGGGGTTGGCGGCGGCGGTGGTGCTACTTTCTTTTCCCTTTTAGTATATTTCCTCTTTGGTTTTGGTTCAGCAGGTTTCGCCGCCTCTTTTTGGGAGGCAATTAGTTCTTTATATTGTTTCATCGTGAGCGGTTTATCATCGGGGTCTTGTGCTGGCGGCGGTGGTGCTGGCGGCGTTTCCTTAACGGGTGTAATCTCTTTTGCTGCGGGTTTTGCTTTCGCTGCCTTTTTTGCTGCCGCCGCATCTCGTAATCGCTGGTCGTTCGCTAATTGTTTAGCACTTCTCTCTCTTTTAGGTTTTGCCTTTACCAATTTAGGAGGAGGAGGCACATCATCAAATTCCTCTTCTTCACTACTGGAAGAATCTTCAATTACTTCTATATGTTCTTTCTCGCTCAACTTTTCAATTGGTTTTCTCACAATTTTTTTCTTCGCCATTTATATATATGGAGAATATAAAAAAGTTAGAAACCGAAGCGGATTTTAATTTGCTAAATAAAAATGTTGGAAATATTATTAACGAGAGCGTGTATGAAGACGGACGTGATTGGACGCAAGATGAGGTTAATTTATTTGTAAAACAATTTCAGCAGTTTCAGGAAGAAGAAGATGTGGATATTAATATGAATATGTTAGACCCTAATTTTATATCGCTGGAAGATTACAAGGAAAAGTTTAACGGATTTGACGACGAAACCCTTAAATATATGGTGCGGTGCGAGAATAAAAAATTAGAGGACGCAAGAATTCCTCCTCTTATCGTGCGGAACGAAAATATAACTTTAACAGATAGTTTATCTAATGTTATATTAAATGGCGAGGAAGATAGTTCAAAAACAGAATGTGACTCAAATAGTGAAGGTGATACTCGGGGACTTGAAAAAACCGAAGAAGAAGAAGAAGAAGAAGTCAGCGTCTAAACCTAAAATGCGGTCGGCGTTGAATGTGGCGAAGAACCCTGCTCCATATACAATCCCATTATATTATCCACCTTTTCCATCGGTCATCAATCATCAACCTAAACAAAACGGAGTTCAGCAAGCGGTCGCGAGTGCTTTAAGAAATTATAAAGATATTAATGCTGCCGAATTAAGGAGGTTGCGTGGAGATTTAACAGCATACAGACAGGAACAACAAACGGCATTTCACCAAAACGTAGCATATCCAAGAGCGACTGTAAATGTTGGCGACGGAGATATGAGTGATATTAGTTCGTCTTCGGCGACACCAGCGGCAGAACCCGACAGCGATTATACTCCTTCTGTTCCGTCAGTCGTTGCTTCTGTTGCTCCTTCTGTTGCTCCGTCTGCCGCTTCTGTTATGACTTTTGGTAGGGCAGATAATTTAGTAGCAGATATAAAAAACCTTGTTGGAGAAATGGTTTATTCTCCCACAGATGTTAGTGATTTTGAAGGTTTTACATCGGGGACATCGTTAGGGCGGGGAGCAGGTGGTGGCGGATTTAGAAAAGTAACATTTCCAGATTTTCCAAGTATAGCATCACAAAGCGAACGGAAAAGTAGAAGGACTTATAAGGATAATGCTGCTAATCGCAGATTGGGACGGGTAGGACAGAGTTATTAAAGTTGGATATTATTATTCTCTTATTATATTATAAATGAAAATCGTTGAGATACAAAATAAAGATTTACGAGTCAATAAGGTTGAGATGGACTGCGATAAATGTATAAAAGATAGTAAAGGAAAAAGCATAGCAGAACCTTTAATGAATACTTCGCATTTTTACATTATTAATGGTGCGTCGGGTATGGGAAAAAGTAATTTAATCGTATCATTATTAAAGTCGCAGAAAATTACCAAAGATAAAAAGGCGAAACTCTCATATAGGAAAATGTTTGATAAAGTCATTTTTGTATCACCTTCTGCCGCCACAATAAAAAATAGTCCGCTTGAAAAAATTGCTGACGACCAAAAATTTAATGAACTCAATAGTGAAGTATTTGATTTGCTGGAAGATATTGGCGATGATGCTGTTGAAGATAATAAGCATAATCTATTAATTTTAGACGACGTAAGTTCGCAACTTCGCACAAGAGAGAATGAGAAAATATTAAATCAAACTATTAAGAACCGCCGTCATAAAAATCTATCGGTGTGGATTGTGGGACACAAAATTACAGACCTTGCTCCATCGCTGCGGTCAAATGCTAATATGATATTTTTATTCAAACCAAAAACAAATAAAGAGGTTAGTGCGATACAGGAGGAATATATGTTGATGCCTAAAAAACAGGCAGAAGAGATTTTTGACGCTACATATAAATCTCGCTACGATTTCCTACTTATAGATACATCGTTGCGGACGAGTGCTGACTTTCGTTTTTTTAGAAATTATAATGAATTGGTTTTTGAAAAAGAAGACAAAATGGAGAACAAAGATTAATATTTTTATTGACCTAATATATAATGGCGAACTTGTTGAAAAACGTTGGTAAAGCAGTCAAACACGGTGATAGAGCGGGTCATAAAGCAAAACGGGCGGTTCGTCAGGCGAAAAAGGCGAAAAAGGCAGCGAAACACGGCGACACGCAGGCGGCAGCGAAATATGCGGGCAAAGCATTAAAGAGCGGTTTCCAGGCGGGAAAGCAAGGACATAAGGGAGCGAAGGCGGTAAAACGCGGCGGTAAGCAATTGGGTAAAGCGGCGTCTGCTGCGGCGACCCGTAATCCTGCGGGAGTTGCGAAAGCGTTTGTTGAATAAAAATATTACAATATAATATATGGAAAAACTGGAACTACAATTACAAAATAATATAATAATGTATTCTCGCCCAACCTATCCCTATTTAGCAGAGATTAACGGATTAAGCGAATGGTATGACGGAGAAGAGTGTTTTCATCAAGAGAATAAAATCCGCTGGGTATTAGATGCGATAAAGTTAAGAAATGAGATTAATATTGAGAGGTTGGATTGCGAGTGGCGATTATACGTCCAAGACATCGCAGCAAATTATGTATTTTCTTGAAAGTTTAGGAATATAATTTTCAAAACAATTAATTAAAAAATTGATTTAGAAAATTATTTTCTTTTTATAGTATAAGATGAATAAGATTAGCGACCAGTTAAACGAGGATTATCATTATCAAACATTTATTATTGATTTTGCTTTTCATAATAAAAGATTGGATTGTGATAAATTGAAAAGATATTTAATTAGAAGAAGCAGGGACGTTGTATTTATAATGACTGGAAATGGTAGATTAACCGCTCTTGTTGAAGATATGGAAAGCACTAAAAATATTTTAAGTAATAAAATTGTGAATTATTTTAATACTGTTGAAAAAAAATCAAAAAAAATGTATGATTTGACTGTTCTTAATATTGAGGAATTAAATCACGAACCACATAATCCGTTTGATTATTGGTTGTCGCAGTCTATATATTTGATTGAGAAACGGGGTAAAAAATGGGATTACACCTTTTATATTAAATATTATAATAATGATTTTATAAACAGAATATATAGCACAGAATATATTGATTATTTTAGAACTCACGAAACACACGAGAACATTCAAGAGTATCTACAAAATAAAAAAGCGAAACGAGAACATAAAAAGAATACAGAGTTGATAAAGGAAGAAATAGACAAAAAACTATTTATTAAAAAGATTAATACCCTCTTTGGTTTTACAAATAATAAAAGTGATTATTTATCTAAACGAATTGTATGCGGTTTGCTGGATTTGGATTATAAATGTAAAGGTGATATTAAAAGATTAAATATTATACTTACTGATTATGGGGTAGGATATAACGACCAAAAAATGGTTAATAGGGTAAGGGGTATTTTCTTCAATATTTCTTTAAAATAGTATATTACAGATTACAGATTACAGATATGAGTAGATGGATATGATTTAGTATTATAAGAATATTAGAAACTTTTACTTTTTATTTTTGTATTTCTTGATTATAGAATAAATATTCAATCCTCTAATCTTCCAAATATTACATATTTTACATTTGTAATTACAAATCTACATTTTCTTCATCTGTATCTTCATTTTCTTTTTCATTTGAATAATACAAAATCTCATTCGGTCTGCGATGAAAATCCCCAAAAGGGTCGTGTGGATTTTTAGAACTTGGTATTTCTTCATATTTTTTGTCTTTTATTTCATAATAGGTTTTATCAAATGTTTCAGTATAACCATTATCAGTTTGTATAATCTTGTATGGTGTGGGTTCTCTCTTGGTTGTTAGACAGCAATACGGGCAATAACAAGCAAGTTTCGCATTCCATAAATATTTTTCATTATATTCTATCGCTACTGGTTTTCCCGAACATTTTGTGAAATCCATTTATATTATTGGATTAAAATAAATATTGATTCAATTTTTATTTTATTACAAAACTCGCACCAACAGGTCAATCGGTATATAATAATATTGGTTCAGTTCAGGTCTGCCTCTATCCCTCCCACCCTGTCGCAACTCAAATTGGTTTATAATATCCTCTGTTATTTCTATATTATAAAGACCATCAGTAAAAGAAAAAAGACAAACTGACCTCTTACCACTTTTCAGCATATAATCTATTTTACCTTTGCTTATCATCGTAGTAGGATATTTATTGTAAGTATTTCTTCTACTTTTTAATTCTATCAATACATCTTCGCTCTCGTAATCCACCCGACACCCCCGTTTAGTCTTACAGATGTTCTCCCCATATTTGTCTTTTATTTTACTAAATAAGTCATCTTCTTTTTGGAAACCGAAGTTTAAATCTCTCTGGAACATTTTATAGTATAATAATATAATAAATGGACGAAATTGACTATGAGATATTTTTTTTAGATATGTGATTTTTTTCTCTGTATTTTTTTTGGTATTCTTTAATCTTTTCCTTGTTGTCTTCTCTGTATTTTTTTCGTTCTTCAAAAGTATTTTTTGTATAAAGTTTTGTTGTATTTTTCCCCTTTTCGGTTTCTCTGTATTTTTTAACTCTATCATTATTCTTCTCTTTTAATTCCTCCTTTGTTTTAAAAGGCAACATTTTATTTATACAATCATTATTCTCAATATACCATCTTTCTCTATTTAACAACTCCCACTTTTCTTCATATTCTACTTCTTCAACGACATTATAAGAATAATCGCAATTTTTGATAATATCAAACGATTTACAATAACCATATTCTCCATTTAAATATCTTTTGTAGTCTTTTCTATGGTCGCCAATTCTCCTTGAAACTTGTTGTTTTGTAGAACCATAATAAGCATTTTCATTTGTATTGTCGTATATTTTATATACAAATCCTTTCATACGGTTATATACGGTTTATATATAAACTTTTTTCTAAATCAATTTTTTTAAAAATATTTGTCTATTTTATAATGAAGGACACATACTATCTATTTCGTAGCAACAGACCCGATAAAAAGTTTGTTATGGTGATGAAAAAACATAAGCATATACATCATTTCGGTCAAATTAAACCCGACGGCACACCATACAGGGACTTTACTTTGATGAATGATAAATCTTCAAGGTTTTATGAACCTGATAAAGTTAAAAGAGAGAAAATAAGACAAAATTATATTAATCGTCATAAAAAAGACCCAAAAGGCGAGCATAACCCGAGTTCTATGAGCGATTTAATATTATGGAGCGAACCGACCTTACGAAAAGGCATCACAAAATACGAGAAACGATTTGGTGTAAAGGTGGTATTTCGTGATACAAAATTAACAGATGATTTAAAGAAAAAATTGATTTAGATTTTTGTAATTTATCTAACAGCATCAACGGTGTAGCAGCAGATACAAAATGGCGACTATCAACATCACTACCGAGTTCGTCCCCGAAATTTGGGAACAAATCAAGGAATACGCTGGAATATATCACACCTCTACTAATCTTATCCATTTTGATAAACTTACTTTTGCGGAACTTGAAGAAAATGTTGATGCTTGGGAAGACGAAGTCCCTACACCATTTGGATATATTGGTATTGCGACTGTTTATGAAATATTATATTGTAAAGAACAACTTGAATGCTCGGGAGGCAAATGGTTTTATGAAGGTGGAGAAGTAAAAGAAGATGAAAAAAAAGAGTTGCTTGTTAAATGGATAAAAAAAAAGTATCGTCAAACATATAAATATCTATCCAAAGAAGATAGGATAGAGTTTTGGAATGAGGTGAGCGAAATGATTACATACCATTTTCAAAAAAGAGATGTAAAAAAAGCGGCGGCAAAGAAAAAACGGGCGGCGACGAAAGCAGTAAAAGACACCCCAAAAGGTATGATTGCCGAAATCAACAAGATTGAAGACGAGAGAAGAAGACTGATGAAAAGAATGAAAGACGACCAAGAAAAACTGAATAAACTGACTATAAAAGGACGGGAATGGAGAACCAAATTGGATAAAAAAAGGGACGAAGTTCGTAATTCTAAAAATCAACACTCATAGAAAAATCATCATCGGTTTTAGTTTTTGTGGCGAGAGCATAATCGCTCACACGTTTTTCAAAGAAGTTTGTTTTCCCTTCTATTGAAATACTTTCCATAAAATCAAAAGGATTACTCGTATTAAATATTTTTTTAATTTGTAGTTGGATACACAATCTGTCGGCGACAAACTCAATATAATTACTCATCATTTTCTCATTCATTCCCAGTAATCGGCAGGGCAACGCCTCACAAATAAAATGCTTTTCTATTTCTACTGCCTCTTTAATAATCTCTTTAATTTTTTCCAAACTCGGTTTTTTAACCAATTTATGAAAAAGGCATACAGCAGTTTCCACGTGTAACGCCTCGTCACGAGATATTAATTCGTTGCTGAAAGTNAGACCATTCATAGCAACACCTCGTTTTTTTAACCAATATATAGCACAGAATGCTCCCGAGAACTGAATACCCTCNACGCAAGCGAACGCAACAAGACGACTTCCGTAAGACCTTTTGCGGTCACCAATCCATTTTGTCGCCCAATCTGCTTTCATTTTAATTGCTGGAAAGTTATTAACCGCATTAAACAATTTGTCTTTTTCTTCTCTTCCCTTAACGATTGTATCTATCAAAAGTGAATACGTTTCGCTGTGTATTTGCTCTATGAAAGTTTGGATAGAATAACACGCTCTCGCCTCGCTTAATTTAACTTCTTCCATAAAACGTCCTACAATATTTTCCATCACAATCCCATCGCTCGCAGCAAAAAAGGCAAGAATAATTTTGATAAAATGTTGCTCGTTTTCACCAAGTTTATCAAAAACGTCCCTGTCTTTACTCATATCTATTTCATCTGTCGTCCAAAAACAACCTAATTGTTTTTTATACAGAGCATATAAGTCTTGATGCTGAATGGGGAAAAATGTGTGACGGTTGTTTTCTTCTAAAAGGATTGGTTCGCTCATCAGTAAAAAATATGGATATTATTTTTTTATTGGTTTTTTAAAAGATATTATTGGTTTTTCAGCGATTTAGAATACCCGACAACGCCAAATCCATCTTTTCTTTCACGGCAAGGAACTCTTCATATTTTTTCTTTTTTTTATTAAGTGTAAGTTTCATAACAAATACATTTCTAAACGCCACAATCAAATCTTCTTTACGTGATTTCGCAAGAACATTATTATTTGATTTTTTTGATAATTCTTTACTCACACGAATACTCAAACATACGTCGGTCAAAAGGTGTTCTTTGTATCCACTCTTGGTAAGAAACCTATCGCAAATATTACAACAAACATATTTATCACTTTGTGCCTTTTCAACGATAGACAGATGTTTCTTTTTTTCAGCATCTTCTTTTCTTGCCGCAATATGACGCTGATAATAAACGGTATGAGTAATTCTTCTTGCTTGAACCTGAATGTTCGCCAACCTTTGTTTTAACATTCTATTTTCATTTACAAGTTCGTCATACGATTTCTTAATTTCTTCGGCAGATTTAGACGCATCAAGTGTGATTTCGGTTGTAATTTCCTCGTTAAATATATAGACATTTAGTAGATTTCCAAGTTCTCCGCAAAATTGAGTGCGTTTTTGACTTTCGGTTTTTACGTTGTTCGCCATCTTGTGTTGAATGCGGTTAGAGAGGTTGGGTCAATCCAAATCAATTTTATTTTAACAAACCCTCAACTTGTGCTTTTCGCAATAAAAAATATTTGTATGTATTTTTATGGTTTTTCAGCGATTACAGGAAATTATTGTGCTGGTGGAAGTTCGGGTTCTTCTTCTTCTTCTTCTTCTTCTTCTTCTTCTTGTTGTGCGAAATAATCTTCTATTTTTTCATAGTATTTTCCATTGTGATTTTCCATCATATAGAAGAATATGTATGATTTTAATATATTGTCGCCAAACTTACAAAACTCCCAATCCCAACCCAACTCGCCAAACCTCTCCCGCAGATACTCCAATATTTTCATAGTTTTATCATAATTAAGAAGCGGTTTGATTTCACCCAAATCAACATAATCATTATCACCATTATAATATTTCCCAAATTGGTTATTATAATCCTCAATCGCATCACATTCGTCGGTGAAATTAATAATAATATCATCAAAATTAAACCTTTCTTCAAAATCATCATCAAGAAAGGTGTTGATTTCGTCAAGAGAGTTCATCGTAGATGCTGTTAGATAATTCACAAAAATCTAAATCAATTTTATTTTAAAACTCAAAACTCGCACTTTTAGCAATAAAAAATATTTGTATGTATTTTTATGGGTTTTTATGGTTTTTCAGCGATTACTATACTTTTTTCCAACCAAGACGCACCAAACCCGTCTTTTCTATAATCTTGTTTGCCTCTTCATTCCCGTATTTTGTAGCACATTCTCGCAGATAGAACCCGATAAGATTGTGAGAATATGGTTTTACATCTACCCAGCAACTCTCATACCCGACCACCCGAGTATAATCCTCAATTGTAGGTTCTTTCGGCAACTTTTGTGGGTCATAGTGGTCGCATTCGTCCTCGCTCTCGCTCTCGGTGTGGTATTCGCTGTCGCTCATAGTTGATGCTCTTGGAATGTTGGCGTCAATCCAAATCAATTTTTTTTTTAATTTTTTTTTACAAAACATCAACTCGCACTTTAGCAATAAAAAATATTTGTATGTATTTTTATGGGTTTTTAAAAGGAACTTATTTTTTATGGATTTTTAAAAGGAATTTATTTCTTGATTTTTTTTCGGCAAACAGAACATTCATCTATTTTTGTGAAACATTCTTTACAATATTTGTGACCGCACCCAGTAATCTTCAAGTCTTCTCCATCAATCACCTCAAAGCATATAGGACAAGATATTTCCTGTTTCAGTCTTTTAGATAAATCAGCAATTTCTGCGACAAGATGTAGAGGGAGTTCTTCCACTCCCGCAACTTGATTGTTGAGATTGTATTGATTTAGACTGCTTCTGTGCGAAACTTCCAGTTCTTCGTAATACTTCGCCCAAGCATACGCAGTCTGTCTTTTCGCATATCGCAACTGATTTTCAAGTCTTGCCGCCATTATTTTCTTGCTTTTTTGAGAGGTAAAAGGTAAGGTGAGCGAGGTCAAACCGAACCGGACGACAGTAAGGTATGTTAAAATACTTGCTTTACACCTTTCGTCGTCTAACCGCTCTAAACCTCTGTTTTGATATAGTCGGTGCGGACTGACTCTATAATTTTTGGTGTCGCTGAATAACCCAGCGGACGCACCGTTGATGCTCTTGGAATGTTGGCGTCAATCAACTTCAATTTTATTTTAAAACTCAAAACTCGCATTTTAGCAATAAAAAATATTTGTATGTATTTTTATGGGTTTTTATGGTTTTTCAGCGATTACTATTTTTTTCCAATTCCAACACGCCTTCGCTATTTCTAAATATACAGTTCCTTCGCAACCAGGTTTTCGCCATTCGGTGATACAATTCTTTTTTATGTTTTTTGAAATCCTCTTTTTTGACTACATAAGTCATACCATTTATTAAATGCCCGAATGCGAACTCTATCTTTGATAGTTCCCTCATTTTAGCAGATGTAAATGTAAGACGATAATACTTCTGTTCTCCCCACCTCCAAGAGCGAATATTACACTTTTCCAGTTCCAAATCGTCCATTTGCTCCCCCCACTCTTCTATTTGTTTGAAGAGCAGTAACCACCGACCGCTACTGTATTCGTTTTCAACTGAAATGTAGAATATCTCTTCTTTTAATTTTTTAGCGAATTTGACCGCTTCGTGGAAACGCTTAATTTCTTTTTCCTTTACACAATTACTTACATCTATTGTCCCGTTAATCCTAACTTTATTTATTTCTTCTTCCATATAATCAACGCAAATCTGCGTTTTGTGGTCTAAAAACTCAACCCTCCCTCTCTTGAATTCAAGGGCAATCATCTTATCCTCGTATTTTTTTTGAAGGTGTGATACTCTTTCCAGCACCTTTAATGCTTTGCTTTGAGGATTTGAAAACCCCGCCTCTGTGAGTCCCTCAATAATCCTTGTGAGATAATCGCCGAGGATTCCTGCGTCCATTTCTTCCATTTTGTAGTTGTTGATGCTCTTGGAAGGTTGCCGTAAATCACGCTCAATTTTTTATTTAACAAAAAATTACAAAACCTCAACTCGCACTTTAGCAAATATAGGATTTTGTAGGACAAATTATCTCATATAAATATATAACGATGAAAATAAGATACAAACCCTCTGTTCCGCCACCGCATCGCCTAATTCGTAAGACAAATGAGGGAGCAGGTCACCCGATACACCCAATAAAAGACAGCAAGTTCTTCCGCAGAAAAGGGGTGAAGAAAAGCAAAAAGAAATAAATAAATATATAGATATTGTATATAATGAGCGAAACACTAAACGGAGCAAATGGTGTAAATGAGAATGCTGGTTTTGAAGATATTAGCGACCCGAGTTATTACGAAGAAAGCGGTGAAGGAGAACAGATATATTTAGACAGCGTTTTACCTCACGCATACGACCCAACTCTTGAACCTTTTAACACCCAATCACTAAATCCCAAAGTTTATCCCGAGCAAGACCAATACGGATTCCACCCGAAAATTAACAACGTATATCAATATACATACGATAATACAAATGTTTATTTCCAACCACAAAACAGAGGTTTAGCATTTTAAAATAATAATATAATATATATGCCCTCCCATCAATTAAACGATACAGAAAGAAGTAGTCAATCTATATTCCTCCACAGCAACGACGCTGTTGTAAGCATTAGCGATGCTGAAAAAATCTTTTATTTAAATGAAGCAATTTCCGCACCGAGTGGATACAGATTAATTATTGGATTAACAAATATGACGATGGCGAACAGTATGTTTAACGTAACTACAAATAATAATACAATAGTAATAAGCGGAACTACTTACACAATTACCGAAGGAAATTATAGTGCCGAAGGTTTGGCGACAGCAATAGGAACAGAAATATCCTCCATAGGAACTATTGCTTTTGACGACACCAATAGTAATAATAAATATATATTCACTTTCACAGCGGGAGCGCAAACAATAGACGCAGGGACAACCCTGACTCGTCAATTAGGATTAACGGGACAATTGCCGACCGCCTCTGCGACTTCGTATTCAGCACAGGGAGTTTGTGACTTGGGAGGAACAACAAATATTTATATAAGGATACGAAACCTTACGATGAATAATATAGACAGTCGGGGGCAGACAAATAATATAATAGCGAGTATTGTTAATAATACCAATTACGGCGGTTATATCTTCTTCGTCCCACCCGAAGTATTATATTATCAAATCACAGAACAGAGCATAGGTCATCTTGATATAGAATTAACAGACCAAGAGGGGAAATTATTAGAGATGAATAAGGCGAACTTTAATCTAACTCTAACAATCCATTATGTTAAGCAGAGGGTCGGTGTATTTAGAAATAGTTTATTAAGAGAAATACGGGAGAACTACAATCCCGAAATTAAAGAAGAGAAAAATAAATAATAGTTTGTAAATATATAAGATGGCGATTTTCGGTATGAAAACAAAAAAACTGGCGAAGTTCGGGAACAAATTTGCGAAAGCGGGTTTATTCGGTTTGAAAAATGGCGGACGGTTGGCGTTCGCTGCGGGGACGATGACTGGTTCGCCGCAACTATTAGCGGCGGGAGCAACCGCTAATGCTATTTCGCAGGGAATAGAAAAAATGTAAAAGCAAGATTTTTAAATATATAGATATTGTATAATGAATAATTCAACCTCGTATATTTGTGATTACGTGACTGTATTTTTTGGAGATGGTGTAACTGATAATGTAGGAGAATGGTATATTCCTCCCTCGTCATATTATTATCAATCACGAGGCACTCTTGCGGTGGTTAGTATTGCCGACGCAACTTTTGATGCGGACGGCAATAACAATATTATTGTAGCATACGGTAATGGTTTTAATGGGACTATCGCACAAGTTGGAGCGAGTGATGTATTGCCGAATAATGTATCAGTATTAGGGAGTTTAATTCAAACATCAAACCAAAGTGAAGCGGGCGACGGTATATATGTTTATCAAAGAACAGAACCAATAAAAGTTTTAACATCGGCAAGACCGAGCAAAATCCAACTTTCTTTTTGGAAAGATTCAAAAGCGGCACGAGATGTAACACGTGGTTCTGTAACTTTAAAATTTGAATATTTATCACCCGAACAAGAAAAAGAAGTAAATCAAGCAGTAAGTTATGTTCCCGCTTTTCCAGAACCAAACCCTTTTTAGGAAACCAAATATTAAAATATAAAATGAGATTATTTTTTATATATTAGTATAGTATATAATGAGTGCTTCAACCCAACGTTTGAATTATTCCCAAGTTCCGCCTCGTGCTTCTTCGTCAAGGGCAATCCGTAATGAAATTGTGCCGACCAATTCGGGTGGTTCATACACGATGAACTCGCAGATTATCTTTGACCTCCCCGCCAATCTTAATAACACATTCTGCGACTTCCAGTCGTCGTATATTAAGGCGACTGTTAATAACGGCGACGGTGCTGATATTAAATTCAGCGGCGGTGGATTCCCATCGTGTATTAAACAAATTGTATTGGAATTAGGCGGGCAGACCCTGTTTTCCTGCGATAATTGGAATACTTTATACGAAATGATGCTTTCGCTTGATACAAGTGCTTCGTTCCGTAATAATGCGGGTCAGCGTCTTTTCGGTGCTGGTGGCGATTTTGATGGTGCTACTATCGCCCACACTACCAATAACAGTCGGCAGGTAGTTTTTCCCCTTGTCCTTACCCCCCTAATGTGTAACCGTTACTTCCCCTTAATTGGAAGGGACCGACTCCGCATACGTATCATTCTTGATACTTCCGCCCGCTCGTTGCTTGGTGCGGCGACTGATGCCGAAGTTACTATTACCGATGTTGCCCTTGTAACCTATAATTTGGAACTTGGAAGTGACGTAATGAGTATGGTCGCTGCTAATTCGGGTGGTGCTTTCAAAATTGCTATGCCTTCCTACCAGCACCACCAAGCGTCGCTTTCCAGTTCCGCTACTTCGCTTGTCGCCACACTTGGTTTTAGTATGAGTTCGCTTAATCGTATTCTTATCGCCCAAACTCGGCAGACGGCGGTCGCTGCTAATAACCATATTGGTAATCGCTCCCGTCTTCGGTTGAATCGGTTTTTCGTGACGATAGGAGGAGTGAAGTATCCAATGCGTGACGTCCAAGATTTAGGAGTTGCTGCGACCACAACTGGTGCGGGTGCTGAACCGTTTGCGGAAGCACTTATTTCGCAGAGGGCGTTGTGTGCTTGGTCGCACGACAGTTCTATTGCTGTTGATGGTGGTTTTGCTGTTCTTGAAGGTGCTGGTAATAACTCGGGTGCTACTGGTTCGTTCCTTATTGACCTTGATTTAGAGTCGCAGCGTGTCGCTGGTGGCGAGAGTTCCGTTGGTTTAGTCGCTGGCGTAAATTGTATCGGTCAGGTCGTTCAACTTACTATGGAATATTCCGCTTCCGCCACAAACGACCACGTCGTAGATGTTTTCGGCGAACACACCATTCTTTGCTCTCTTGACCTCAATACTCTTACGTGGAGTATTGCCGTGTGAAAACCTTACCATTTATGGTATAATTTTTTAGCGTCTAAATATGCTTGCCTTGCTTCCTCTTCTGTTTTAAAACAACCAATATATATTAATTTATTATCAACTTTAATCTGCGAATTGTATGTTTTATTATTTATATCCCAACTATATCCCTTAACATATTTAGCACTGCGATTTTGTTGATTTAAACTATTTGTCCCAAGACGCAAATTACCAATAAAATTATTATGTTTATCGTGGTCTATATGGTCTATCATATTTTTACGGGGTTCATAATCAATATCCCAATCTTGATTATGAGCGTAATAGACGATACGGTGTAATGAAACTTTACGATTACCAATACGACATCTAATATAATCTTCACTTTTAGTTAATACCACTTCTCGCCAGTAAGGATTTTTATACATTCGTTTTCCGTTTCTATCATTCCAAATCCAAATATCTTCACTATTTTCTCTGTTTATTTTCAACTTACGATTATTAAGTTCAAAATAAATATACGGGTCTTCCATATTACATATAATTCTCTCACAATAATTCTAAATCAATTTTTTCAATAATATCTTTATACAATATATTATGGAAATAAAAAACCCATCACGGGAAGAGGCAGCATTATTAACACAGGCGACATATCAACTTGGAGAGAAAGGTGTTAATAAAAAAGACAGAGTCGCAAATGCTAATAAACTCGTAGAGCAGACTGGATATGTAGTCAATTCTCAACATTCAAATAGCGAGGTCACAGCATATCAACATAAAGACGACCCCAATAATGTTTTTATAGCACACAGAGGAACAAAAGTAGATACTGATAGACGTAATAAAAATCACAACGATATTACAGCAGATTTAATGACCGCTATTGGTTTAGGAGGACACGACGCAAAAATGAAAAGAAGGAAAAATAAAACTAATTCTATTGTTAAAGCACTCCAACCAACTTCCGCACTACATATGGGTTCGCACTCGTTAGGCGGAGCGACGATGAACCACACCATAGCAAATAGCAGAAAAGTAAGAAAGCACCTAACTTCCGCAAAATCATTCAACGCGGCGGCACACCCCGTATTTAGTAATGGAACTGCTGTATCAAAAAAAGTAGCAAAAGAATTAGAAAATAAAGTGGAACATCACAGGATTAAGAATGACCCCGTAAGTGCTGGATTTTTAACTGGAAATGTTCCATTTGGAAAACTAAAAACCCACAGCGTAAAACACGATAGTAGCAAAGGGAAATCTTTTTTACAGAACCTCGTGGAGGCAACGACGGCATTAGGACAGGCAAAAAGATTTACAGAAAAAGGAATTCACGCCCACGCAATCTCTCATTTCCACGATGGGAGTGTTAAGAAGAAAAAAAATAAAAAGTAAATATAAATGTCTTGTATTTCTCTAACAGAAACGGGACTTCTTGCTTTAACAGGAATGGTGATAGGATTTGTAATATCTTTTTGTAAAACAGCAGAGCAATCTCGGTGTAAGAATATAACTCTCTGTTGGGGAATAGTGAATTGCGAACGGCAACCATTATCAGGAGAAACAATATTGGAAATGAATGAAGAAACACCGCAAACCAATAACCCGCCTATTCCTCCCCACTTATAATACTTTACACATTAGACATTACACTTATGATTTATGATTAATGAATTAGTAGTTTAATAAATTTACAAATCCTCACCTCCATTTTCTAAATCTACTATTATATGGTCGTCGCAACAATTGCTGGAAGTTTTACATTTTAATTTATAAATCCTATATGCTAATATAATAATAAAAAAAGAACCAGCACCCTCCAAAGTATATTTTGTATAGTCTTCCATATAAAATATCAATATATAATATAATATGAGTAAAACATTATTCAATCAAAATGTATTCCAAAGTAAAAATGTGACGAATAGTGATGATGTATCATCTTTAAAAGTAGATACATTTAAGGCAACAACCCTTACAGCAACCACAATAATAAATGCCGAACTCCAAGCAGCGACATCAGGGGTTGCGACAAATACAGCGGCAATAGCAAATACAGCAAATGATTTCACCGCCGCATATCCCCTAATAAAAGCAACGAGAACACCACCATTAAATGACGCAATATCAGTCCTGAATGTTGGAGTAATAACAGATGGTTCAACTGCGTTAATACAAAGCGGAGCAGTATTCACAGGATTAGCGAGCAAACAAGCAACTTTGGTGGCGGGCGACGGAATAGCATTATCAGGACCAGCAAACGCAACCGTTTCGTTTGATGGAACAATATCCCAAGATATTACAACAGCACCAGTAAATACAATAACAGGAGGTTCTTTAAAATATATAGATGGTGGTGTAGCGACTGACGTAAAAACCAAAATAGATGCGGCAAATGTAGTAATAGGAAATAACACATCAGCAATAGTTTCTCACGCAGGATTAATAGGAGCGAACACGACAGCAATAGGAGCGAACGCAACATTAATAGGAGCGAATGCGACAGCAATAGGCACAAAACAAGACACCTTAACTGATTTAGCGAATGGTGGTATTGGTATTAATATTAGTGGTGCTGGTTTAATTAGTGCCGACACTTATGGTGCGGAAAGTAATGGTGGTTTAGCAATTAGCGGCACAAGACAATTCAGTTTAGATTTTTCAAATCTAAATACCGATATTAATATTCCTCAACAAGTCATTATCAGGAATGATGACGAACCACAATTGCTCGTGGGGGCATCGTCCAATACGTCACAAGATGTCGCTATATCTATTCGTGGTTCAAAAAACGGAAACACATCTTCACGGGAAGCACAGTTAAGATTTGAAAATTACGACCACGATTTAGGTGACGAAAATTTACTGGGAGAAATAGGTGGTTTCGTTTTAGACAGCGGCACAAATGTAGGTGGGTTAATATTTGGTAATTATGCCGATGGTAATACAGGTAAGTCAGCATTATCAATGAATCAAAATGGTAAGTTTAATTTTACTGGTAGTGTTCCACGCAATAGTTCTGCTTTTCAAGACCAAGTAAAAATAAATGTTGATGGAGATGTCTTTGTTAGGCAGGGTTTGGTGCTTGAACCATTTGATATGGGAGTAACAACTTTTTCAAATGAGCGGAATGATTCCGCATCAAGTGCCGCATCAAGAGAAAAAATCTATATAAAGTTTTTACCGTTTGCCGACACCGATGGTAGTGATTGGTTTTATCTGCGAGAGATTTCAACAGGGACTAACGCAGGGCATCTCGCTTTGGATTTCCACGATGATACAAACGATGTCCGTTTTTCTATAAGGAACGTCCATTCGTCAGGACAAGACCCCGACGTAATCACCGAAGTATTTGATGTTAAATCTGCGGGCGTGACGGCACATACAGCGGTCTATAGAATACCACAAATGATTTTCTATAATTTTGACCCAGCACAACTTGGGAATAATGAGAGTGGAAATGCGAAATGGGGTAAAGGGGGAATACAAGATGTGCTAATAGCGACCCCCCGTATAACAGGCACACAATTAGCAAGTTTTTCGTTGGGGACGATTACGATAAGCAACAACGGGTATTACAGGATTAAAGTTTCATCAAATCCTCAAACAGACAATTATAATGACCGTTTAGCGTTTGCCGTATATTTACAAATCGGTTTAACATCGTATTTTGAAAATGCTGCCTATAATTTTTTTGGTTGGTCTTATACCCGTAATAAAACTGACGGGGCACACGCCAGTATTACATTTGAAGATTATATATATATATCAGCAGGCACAGAGGTTCGGGTGAGGAATAAAGTGGATACTGATGATTTGGGATTTAATAATGAAGTAAATGAAGATAATGTTGAAAATTATCTCAACATTCAAATTGAACGCATCGCTGAAACGGACATAACTTGATAGAGTCGGTTTAAAAAATTATAGAGCGGGTTCGCACCGCCTCTATGAGTGCGGAGGTTGGGAGTGGTTGAACGACGAGAGTTATATCACAAGTATTTTAACATACCTTACTGTCGCCTGGTTCGCCTGACTCGCTCACGCTTAC